ATCTCCGTTTCTTGCTTTTTTCAATTGCGCTAATGATATCAAATCCTCCTGCGTTAAAATCTCTTCTTCGCCTGTTATTGGATTCCTCGCTTTCTCTTCCATTGCTAACCATTTCTTTGCAATTGTTGATCTGTTCTTTGATCCTTTTGGTCTTCCTTTAGGATTGCCGCTTTGCCCTTTTTTAAAAGGAATTAAATTTTCTTCATTTGCCATGTCTTTTATTTTTGTATATTTGTTTTATATGCGCTGTTGGTGTAATGGTAGCACGTTAGCCATCCAGGTTAAAGGTAATGTTCGAATCAATTGCAGCGCTCTATTTTTTCTCCCTTATACATTGATGCTCCAACTTCCTTAATCTTTTCAAATGGAATAATTGGAACATTTAATTTGCTTTTTTTATCAATCAAATAAATATATCTTAATTGAAATCCTTTCATTTTAACCGCTCCTGTAAAATCTGCTTTACTTGTTCCATGTTTTGCTTTTGTTGATCCGTCTTTCAATTTATATATTGTTGAATTCTTATTAATATTAGTTAGATGAAATCCTGATGCTCTATATATTGTTCCATCTCCACATTGAGTTCCGTCTGCATAACTTAGAATCCATTTAATATGAGGAGCATTCTTTTTTATCAATTTAATTGAAATTGCGATGCATCTGCTTTCTGAATTCTTTGGAAGATAATCATCAAATGCCATTCTGTTTAATTCAATAAATTCATTCCATTTTGTTCCCTTAACAAATCCGATGCAGTTTCTTTTATCAATTGAATTTCCATAAGATAAAACGCCATGCAGTTTATTATCTAAAAAAGCGCCAAAATGTAATACAGAATTTTGAACATAAGACTTTGAATAATGATATTTTTTAACAAATTCATTTGCAATCTTTGAAGGAATAACTTTTATTTTTATTTCTTTTGCTCTGCCCATTGCATGATGATTAAATATAAAGCATTTCCGTTTGCATTCGTATTTCCAAATGTTTCACAATATTTGAATTCATCCGTTTTTTTTATATCTGCAATTGCATTATAAATTTCATCAGATTGCTCATCAGATAATGTAAATGTATTTTTTTGAATTGAATCTTTTTCTGAATCATCTAAACTAAATTCTGTATCTAATTCGCTTTCATCAATTTCAAATCCTGGAAGATCTAATCCCCAATCTTCAAGATCTTCTTGATTCCATTCATTTGCAAGATCATCCCATTCCCATTGACCGAATCCAATATTGTCTTTAATCATGAATTCTTTCCTCTGCTCTTCGCTCCAATCATCTGCAAGTATAATTGGCATCTCTTTCAATCCTGCTTCCTTAGATGCTTTTAATCGCATATTTCCGCCCAATACAATATAATTACCTTCTTCATCTGTTGAGCAAATCAATGGTCGCTTCTCTAACATTTCAGGAAAATCCTTAATGCTCTTTACTAACTTTCTGAACTTATCATCCTTAATCAATCGAGGATTGTTAGGATTGCTTTTTATCTTATATATCTTAACCTTCATATTCATTATATACTTGCCTTAATCGATCAACCATATCTCTAACGCATGATGAACAACTTGATGGAGATGTTCTTTTATTAAATACTCTGTTATATATCTTTCTCAATGCTGCCTGCTCTGATGGAGTAACTGAATTCCTTTCGATTGCAAACCATCCTGAAAGAACATGATATTCATCCTCCTCTAAGCATTCAATTGTTGGAGCATAACTAAACAAAGAATTTAACTTTTTTCTACGCTCTTCGCATCCGCAATCTTCTCCTGCTACAAATTTAACCAGTTTATCAATTCCAGTTTTCTTAGTTACTTTTGCGATAGTGTCACCAAGACCTTCGCTTTTCTTTTTTACTGCTTTCTTTTTTGCCATTGTTTTAATTTTAATTTATAAATGATATATGTAATAAATAATATCAGCGCTCCGCTAAATATATTTATATGCGGTTCTCCGCATATTCCTAAAAGATGTTTAATGCTTTCAATCATAACTAATTCAATTCAACTTGATATATTTCTAAAAAATCCTCTTCTTCTAATTGCTTCTGCATACAGAATAATCTTATTGCTTCATGGAGATCAATCGCTCTGATGATATTAATCGGTTCTTTCTCCTTATCATTCTTTATGTAAAAATAATATGTTTTCATTCTGCTTTAATTAAATGATAATCCTTGTTCCTAAAATCTTCCCAATCTTCTCCGATTGCATTCTTGATTCGTGTTTTGCAATTCTTTAAGGTTTGGAAGATTGAATCTCTTGATATCTTTGTTTCTTTTGCTAATGTTCTAATGCTCTTTCCTGAAGATACATATTCTTTAAATAACATTGAATCGTACCAATGCCATGAATCGATCTCTTCATTAATCTTGTTTAATATTATTTCGTATTTGTTATGCTTCTGCTTTGGATTTAATTCCTCTGATTCCATGCTTAAAAAATTATCTTCTTTGTATTTAGGATCGTTTTTATATTGCTTAAAATAAACCAATTCTATTCTGTTTTTGTTTTCTCTGTTGCTTCTCTGTTTTCTTTTAATATCAATCCATGTATTTCTCAATGCAAAATATATAAATGCTTTGTTTAATTTTCCGTCATTAAATAGTTTTTCTTTATCTGCTTTATCTAATAATCTAATATAAACTTCTTGAACTATATCCTCCGCATGATCCTTAGCGCCAAAACTTTTCATGATTGCAATCCACTCATGATGGTATTTTGTTATCTGTTTGAACCATTCCACAATGTAAAGGTATAAAAAAAGCCTTACAAATTAATGCCAGGCTTTTCTTATTAATCAATAAAACATAGAATATGAATTACAAATATACTAATTTAGAACGGTAATCCATCAGATTGATTGATTATTTTATCTTCATATATCTGCTTTTCAGATTTATTCTCTGCATATTCTTTGATCGTTGGTTCTTCTTTTACATATGGTTCTGAAAAAGTAAAGTTGATTTGATCTTCTTCTCCGTTTTTTTTCCATGCAGCAAATTCAAATTCTATTCCTTTGAAATTTCCTTTCCCTTTATAATCTGGATGTCGATCCGTTTTTTTCCATTTGTTCTTAAAGGCTACTCCTTTGTTCTGATAGTTATTTTCCATTGTTATTAAATCTTAGGTTTACTTTATTTTTATTTTTATAATTATATATCTCCTCAATTAGATCTTTGTATTGTTGAGCATTTCCGCAATCTACTAATTTCGTTTAAACATATAAATCATGCAATTGATAAATGATGTTTTTTTATAGCCATCATAAAACGCTCCGATGCCTTTTAATTTATTTGCCCATTCTTGACCTAAATTAAAATCTTTTCCTCTCCATGTTCCTTCCTCAAATATCTGCATTTTTGTATCAAATTTTTTAGCGCCTTTTCTTCCTGTATAATCTTTTCTTACATTTGATATATCGTAAGTTCTTCCATGAGATTGGCTACATAAAGTAATGCAGGTATTAATTGTAAAATCTTTATTATCTTTTACAAATTCTCTTAACTTAACATAAGGCTTTACTCCTATATTTGCATATCCTTCTAAAAAATCTTTTTTGCTCCAATTCTTTTGATTTGCATTCAGCGTTTGAACTTCTTTTAAATCATATCCTTTTAAAATAATATAATAAATTTTTGATCCTGTTTTTTTTGCTGCCATTAATCTATGCTGCCCATCAATAACTTGATTCTTTTCATTTACTATAATTGGATTGATAAGCATTCCGTTTAATTTAATTGAATGCTCTAATCTTCTAACATGATTTAAATTTGGAATTCTATTTCCTTCCATAAATTTAAACTTTGAAAGATTAAAAGTTTCATAAATTTCTGCTGCTTTGCTATCTTTAGCAAATGGATTAATTTGTTTTTGCGTTTGCGCTTCTATCATTTTTCTTGTTTTTCTTGTTTAACATTATTCTTCTAACTTCTTTTCCTAACTGCTTGTCATTTGGATTATTCTCAACCAAATCCATCAGGATCTTATTTGCATCCTGAATTCCTAAAAGATATCCAATAGTTCGATCTCTTTCTTCTGCTTGGGTAACAAGGCTTTTTTTCTCTTCGCTCATAACTTTTCTATTATTTTTATTGTGTTTTCTTTTATCTCTGCAATCTCTTTTGATCCAACCCAATTAACAAACTCATATGCTTCTATTAAAATTGTATATTCTTTCTCCATGATCTTATCATAAAAAGTAATATATAAATCATTTCTTTTTTTATCGAATTGATAAGTATGAATTTCAGGGTATTCAATAAATACTTCTGTTTCTTCTTTTGGATTATCAGGCATCTTGTATATCTTTAATTGTTAATAACTCATTTAACTCATCATAATATTCTCTGCAATCCTTAATCCTTGCCTTAATCTGTTCTATTATTTCAGGATCGAAATCGATTTCAAAAGTTTTAACTCTCAATTCTGCTGGAATATTTCCGAATGTATGATTGTTTTCAACGTATTCCCTGATTTTAGGATCTTCATCGATTGCTTTATGCTTCCAATGTTCTCTTCTGATTTCATCCTCAATCATCTGTTCAGGAGTATCAAGCAAACAATAACAAAGATAAGCCTTGCTTTTTCCTGTAAGCCACATATACCCCTGTAATTGATAAAAATAATCATCTTTAGGTATTTTTGTTTTAGTTTTATTTGATATTTTTTCATTAAAAAATACTTTAAAATAAGTAAAAGCATCCCAATTTGATTTTATATCTAATAAAGTAAAGATTGTATTTACATCAGGAGTTCCTGTTATATAATCATTCTCAAAACTTTCATGATTCTTATATAGAAAATCTGTTTGCATAACTTCATTGCATAGCGAAATGCCGTCGCTTTCAACTATATTTCCTTTATCAAAGTATTTAGAATCTATTGTTTTGCGCTTACCAAACTTTTGTTCAATAATTAAGTCTTTTAAATATTCTTTTGTAATGCTTGATAAAGTTTCTTTTTTTGATTTAGGATTAGTCATTATTTTGCCAATCTGCGAAGATCTAATTTTTAACATGATTTTAAAGTTTTAGTTTGTTCAGCGTTTAATTTGAATGTTTTAAGCAATTCTTCCTTTGAGTAATCGCCTCTTTTTATAGTTTTTAATGCTCTTTCAAATTGTATATCAGTTAAACCGCCTTTTTCAAATTTAATATTTGGTTTTTTTGAATTGATTTGCTCTCCTGATGCATCTATGTCCTTATCAGTAACGATTCCAAGAATGCTTGACAATGCATACCTACGAAAGTAAGTAATTGCAGATCCATAAACTTGGAATGCATTCATGCCTTTTAATTGAACATCCTGCGGAATTGCAGCGCATGATTCTATTGTATCGCCTGATTTCGTATGAAATAAGATTGTTCTTAATTCTGTTCCATCCATTAATTGAGTAAAGCCTAAGTTATGCTTCTTTAATAATGGCATAATAACCTCAAATATTGCAGGAAGATCTGCATATGAATAGCCATATCCTTTTGTTCCTTTATGAACTACA